ATGTGGCTAAGCCTCCGCGTGACGTCACGCATCGTGGGCGTATGGGTAGGCGCACCGTCCGTGTAGCGGAGGGCAAGCACCCACGCTATGTGGAGCGTATGGTCACCGACCCTGAGCGGCGTATCTTTACCCGTAAGACTCGTGCTCTTGGCGCGGTCATAGTCGTGGACTGTTCAGGCTCTATGGCTTGGAACGACGCTGACCTTGCCGAGGTGATCGACCTTACGGCTGGCGCAACGGTACTGTGCTATTCCAGTGGCTATACGGTAGACGCAGATCACCCTAACGCGTGGATCGTCGCTAAGAACAACGCCAGAGTAAGGCATTTGCCTGATTTCCCTGGCGGTAATGGTTGCGATGGACCAGCACTTGCCTATGCGGTGCGTGTCCTTCGGCAAGGTTCCGCACACCCAGTCGTATGGGTGTCGGATCAAAGGGTTACGGGTAAGGCTGACGCCTACTCGCCAGCCCTTCGTAAAGAAACAGATGCCCTAGTACGACGCTATGGCATTCACGTAGTAGAGAACACCCGTCAAGCCAAGCGGATCTTGGCTCACCTACAAGGAAAGGCATAGGTAATGGACGACAACAATGACGACCTCTTCGCTGAGGTTCGTCGCATTATGGATGGGGCTAAATCAGCCCTAGCCACAGACCAAGAGGAAGCCATAATCGTTATGGCTAGGACCTGCGAAAGTGCTTGGTCTGACGATGAGGCTGAGAACGGTAAGCGTGACAACGAACTGTTCGTAGCGACGATCGCTCCAAAAGATATGGAGGCTGATCCTGACGCGATTACCCTTGACCCTTCCAACCTTCGGGACTTGGAAGATCAAAGCGACATCGCACGCTTAGCGGTACAGCGGGCTATGGGTACGGATGACTACGACAAGTTCATTCCGGCTCTCGTAGACCTGAACGCCACTATTGCTATGGAAGATGCTATGGATCCGGTTATGTGGGTAGTACGCACACAACAGGACTACGGCACTTTCAGCGTATACATCGCATCAGGTGGCGTACTGTTCTGCCGTAACGAAAGGGACGGAGACTTCCAAACCTTTTGGTGCGAATGGGAGGACAACCACCGTATCGTCATACCAAACGACCTGACTGACGCTGAGAGCAGGGCAGCCCGCAACAGTATTACGGGGTTCGTTACCCCTAAGCAGTTGCGTGCCACCTTCCCACGGACGTTCAGCCTTATGGCAATGGAAGCAAACTCCAATATCCGTGACCACGTAATGCGTAACGATCAGGAGGACGACGACAACTAATGCGCGAGACCCTGAGTGCTATCGGGGTCTGGTTACTAGTGCTAATAATACTCGCTCGCTTAGAGCGACACTAGGGCTAAGAGGGGGCTTCCACCTTAGGGTGGGAGCCCCCTTCCCCGTTCTAAGGTACCGCTACCGCCGTCATAGACGGACAAGCCGTACCGCTACCGTCGTCATAGACGCTCCGACGCTATGCGTATGCGTACGCGTACGCGTGCGCTTCCTCTTTGAGCCACCGCCGGATTTCGCGCCGACTTGCGCAGGGTTGCCACCGCCGACTAGGTTGGTTCTCAGCGACGGCGACCGCCGAAGCCCAAACGAAAGGACAAGCCATAGCCACCACCAAGTCGACCGCCAAGAGCGGAGACAACAGCACCAACGGACACCGTGCCGAGTGGAGAGGTCTTGCCACTGGCAAGAACGACAAAGGCACCACGGTCACTACGGAGTGGGGAGCGTGTATCCACGAAAACGAGACGGTCAGCGTCGGCGATCTCGTGGTACTTCTCCCTCAGCGTGGAGACCGGCTCTCGTTCACGGTCGGGACGATCACCGATGATCGACCCGTCGCCGACAAGGTGCGCAAGGAGACCGTGAAGGTTCGGGAGCGTGACGGTTCGTACACCAACGTCACCGAAACGCACCACGCCTACAAGGTCAGCCTCCCCACCGACGAGAAGGACGCCGGCCGCCTCCTGGCAAGAGCGCTCGTCCTGGTCTACGGACTGGCTGACTAGGCGAACGGACAGCCCAAAGCATCGGGGGCAGACTCTCATCCTCAGGGATGGGGGTCTGCCCCCAAGCCTTAGCCCCCACCCACCACCTATTGGTCTTGGATACGTATGGTTTTCCGGTGGTCCCGGTGTTTTGGCTCTGGATTTGACTGGCTCAGAGGGATTTGTGGTTTGGGCTTGGGTTTGTCCACAGTTTGTACACACATTTGTGTGTGTGTCTGTGGATGACGGCGGCTAGACCTGTTTGGGCGCTCCCCCCACGCTTTACTGCCTGTTGCAGAGGGTGGCCGTAGCCAAGTGTTTTAGCCGACACCCGTTGTTCTGGTTGTTTTCCCCGTGAGTATCGACCTGCCCAGGGTCGGCTCTTTTTGGCAATGGGGAAGGAACCCCGTTTCCGGTCACGTTGCGCGTTCCCACGGATTGCCACTGACTGTGTGTGGGGTCTAGCGCTGCCGATGTCCGTCGTCTCGACGGTCATCCTTCCGTTGTGGTTGGCATCGTAGCAGTGCACATGTGCTTTTTGCTACATTCGGGGCATGGCACAGATGCAGGGTGGCTTGGAGGCGGCCCGTAAGAAGTTCGTGAAGGAGCAGACGGCTAAGGGGGTGGCTCGTGACGTCGCGTTGAAGCGGTTTTATGTGCAGACCCGGGTTGCCGAGTTGCAGAAGGCGGGGAAGCCGGTGACGCCAGAGGTGCGTGCTCAACTTCGGTCGAACTGGGATTCGGGGAAGGTGAAGCGTGCCGAGTTCGGCGCTCCGGGAAAGGCGGCTCCTAAGAAGCCAACGGTGCAGGGTCCTAAGCGGACTGGTCCGGAGACGTCGTCAACGTATAAGAAGCCTGACCGTATGGGTCCTGAGTCTGCTTCCTATACGAAGCCTCAGTTGAAGCCGATGTCGTCGCGGACCGGTCCTGAGACAAAGTCGTATACGAAGCCGAAGGCTGGTCCTATGGGTCCGAAGCGTAAGGGACCTGAGGGTCCTGGCGGGATGCCGGGTCGGGCGTTGAAGCCGACGCAGATGCCTGGTGGTCCGGCGTCGTCGAACGTCAGCATTGGCGCATACCTGGATAAGACGTTCCCATTCAAGGGTGGGAACCAGCAGGTGGCTAACACCGCTGACAAGCGTCGCAAGTACCTGGAGAAGATGGGGTTCTCCGCTAAGGACGTCATGAAGTATTCGACACCTGCGGGGTTCCGCAAGTAACCAATGTCTCAGGGTAGGAGGACGATCTCCGCAGAAGATCGGGCCCTCTTCTGGCAGGCTCTTCAATCTGGCACCTCTCTAAAAGAGGCTGCACGGATGGCAGGGGTTTCCTACAACACTGCAATCAAATGGCGCGGCAAAGCAGACCAGACCAACGCCGAGATTGAACAGGCACGCCTCCTCACCGGCAAGAAGGCTGGGGGTGGTTCCACAGCAAAGGTGGCACGCGACATTGCCATCATGCCAGACCTACCCCCCGTAATACCAACTGGCCGTCTTTCAGACCGCGCCAAGCGCGGTCTTCAAGACTTCGACTACTTCCGCCGCGTCTACCTTGGACGTGTCCCATCCCCATGGCAGGTTGACGCCGCATACAAAATCGTCTCCTACTTGGAGCATCCTGAAAAGCAGTTCCTCGTTCTGAACTGTCCGCCAGGTGCAGGGAAGTCCACCCTGTTCCACGACGTCGCTGTCTGGTGCATCGTCAGGAACCGGCAGATCCGCGTGATGATCGGCTCTATCAGCCAGACCCTCGCCAAGATGTATTCGCGCCGTATCCGCGACACCCTCGAACGGACCGTTCCCCTGCACCCGGATCCTGAGATGATTGCCCGTGGACTGGCCATCAACGCGGAAGCCTGCCTGTCCGTCGACTACGGAAGGTTCAAACCGAACTTCGTCGGAGCGTTGTGGCGTGCCGAAGAGTTCATCGTCGAACAGAACAACATTGGCGGATTGGACAACAAGGAACCAACCGTGTCCGCCTATGGCATCGAGTCCGAGTTCATCGGCCATCGCGCCGACCTATGCCTCTTCGACGACGTCGCCTCCCCGGAAAACGCGAAAGAATCGGTGGCCCGCGACAAGTTGATTGAACGGTGGGACTCGATGGCTGAAGCCCGCGTCGACCCGGGCGGCCTGCTATCTGTCATCGGGCAGCGCCTCGGACCACAAGACCTGTATGCCCATTGCCTGTCAAAGGTCACCTATGAACAGGTTGACGACTACGACGGTGAGGACGTAACCTCAACAGAAGACACGGTTGAACCGGTCAAGCAAAGCAAATACCACCATCTGGTGTACAAGGCATATTACGAGGAGTTGGACGATGGCCCAAAATCCAAAAGACTGGATGCAGCAGCCTGGCCAGACGGGCCCCTACTGGAGCCGTTCCGTCTATCGTGGAAAGACCTTTCCTACATCCGGTACAACTCGCCGTCCAAGTTCCAAATCGTCTACCAGCAAGAGAACATGGCGGAAGGCCATTACCTTATTGAAAGAGTCTGGGCCACTGGCGGCATGGGCCCTGACGGTGTTCTCTACCCTGGTTGCATTGACCAGCATCGTCGTCCTGGCTATGTTCCGTCGAGCCTCGCGCAACCCGTAATCTCGATTGCGACGGTTGACCCGTCGCCAACAATGTTTTGGGCGTTGCAATGGTGGCTGTACCAGCCTGAAACAAACCTCCGATATCTGGTCGACATTGAACGGGTCAAGTTGACCGCCGAGGAACTTCTCGGCTACGACACCGGCACCCGCTCATATTGGGGTTTCATGGAGCAATGGCAGGAACGCTCCTGGGAACTGGGCTATCCGATCACGAACTGGATCGTCGAGGTGAACGCCGCCCAAAGGTTCCTCCTTGCCCACGACTTTGTCCGCAAATGGCAGGCCAAGTGGGGGACGAACGTCACACCCCACACGACTGGTCGGAACAAGTTGGATGAGAACCTCGGTATCGAGGCTCTGTTGCCGCCGTTGTGGCGCACCGGTCAGGTTCGGCTGCCCGAGTTGAGGGACAACTGGAAGACGATGGCGTTCCTCGACGAGATGACCACGTGGACCCGGAACAAGAAGAATGGAACCGACCTGGTGATGGCCCACTGGTTTGCTGAACTGCATATGCCGCAGATGCGTCCGTTCTCAATGCCGAAAAGACAGTGGAGACCAACCTGGATAAGTGCCTGATGTGATATTTTCAGTGCACGGCACAAAGGATCGGTGATGGCGAAGCGGACACGCACACCGGAGGAACAGAAACGGATTGAGGAGCGGGTTGCTTTTGTACAGGCGAACCCCCAGTTATCGAAGGCGGAAGCCCGCAAGCGTTTCTATGTGCAGACCCGTGCCAAGGAACTGCAGGCTGCAGGTAAGGAAGTAGACCGTGCGGCTTTGCGCCGCAAGTTCGACACCGGTCAGGTGTCCCGCGCAGGGTTTTACACGGAGGCTGATATTGCTGCGGCACGTGGACGTGCAGCCCAGCCGTCCGCCACCGTACCGAGCACGCAGACCAAGCCACCGTTCGGTGGTAACACCGATCGTCCTGGTGGTATGCCGATCACTGCTCCACGTCCAAGTCAGATGCCTGGCGGACCGTCGACAAGCATCTACAACAAGAAGCCGACTACGTCGAGTGCTTCAACTGCTCCGAAGCCAAAGCAGGACAACTCGCTGATCGCCAGAGGTCTTCGTAGGTTGGGTTACAAGACTGATGGTCTTATCGACATGGGTTTCAGCAAGCAAGACATTTTGAACCGCGCCCGTAACCCTGAGGCGTTCCTCAACTCGATCGACGAACTAATGAAGCAGGGCAATAAGCGTGAGTTGTTTGGCGTGTCGACGAGCGAAATCCCAGGTGTCGCTCAGGTTCAGCGCGGAATCCAAAAGAAGATCCTGAGCGATTTGAGGACAGCGGAGAGTTACCAGGCTTCGTTCGTGAACAGGGCTCTCAACCGAAGCCAGTTGCCTGGCGGTTTCAAGCCGGTCGAGAAGTTCTTTGGTGAAAAGCCGAACCTACGTGAGGCTGGCTTTGGCGAAACCGCTTTGAACGCCGTTGAACTGTTCGGTGGAGCAGCACCAGGCAAGGCGATCAAACTTGCGTCAAAGATTCCAGGTGCAAAGGGTGTGGCCCGTGCCGGTGGCGCAGTGTTGAAGCCGGTTGCACGTAAGGCTGCACCGATTGCTTCTAGTATTGGCATGTCGGATCTTGCTCCGAAACTTGCACAGTTTGGTGGGGCGACGGCTGCTGCGGCTGCCCCGGCGGCTACGACGGCGGTTACGACTGCTGGCAAGGCTGCCGCGAAGAAGGGTACAAAGAAGGCTGCGCAGACTGTCGTTCAGGAAGCAAATGAGGCTGTCGTCAATCAGGTGAAGGCGGCGACAAAGGGTACTGGGCGTAAGGCTGCTGGTGGCACAAAAGCAAAGGGTGGGAAGAAGCCCCCTGCTGCGCAAACTCCTCCAGCCGCTCCGGCTGCCCCGGCTGCGCAGACGCCGGAGCAAAGGGCGTCGAACGCTGTGCAGCGTAACCGGTCTGCACGCAATACCGGTACTGGTCGTGCAAATGAGACACCAGCCGCACCGGCTGCTCCGGCTGCGCCTGCAGCCACACAGCAGACCGGCCGTGGAACTGGCCGTAATGCTGGTGGTGGCACGAGGAAGACGAAGAAAAATGCTCCTGCGGATGCTCGCGCTATGGCTAACAGTGCGCAGGCCGCTTCAGCGCAGACCGGACCGGCATGGGTTCAGGACACTGGTGGTTCTGTCATGGACACGTTCAAGCGGAACAATGCTGCTCTTCAGGCACAGCAAACCGGACAGCCCGCCCCTCAGACTGGCCGCAAGAAGAAGCCTCCAGCAGAACCGGCAAAGGGTCCTTCGCAAAAGAACATTGATGAGGCTCTCGGAAAACTTGAGGAGCACTTTGCCAATCCGGAAGTGCAGGCCAGGATCAACACTGCCGAAGACGCCATCCGGGAACTTGACGACTACGCCGCCAAGCGTGGACCTGCTTTAGCGCGTGGCAGCGAGGCTCAGGCTGAGGCATCAAAGCAGGCGGACGAGATTCTTGCTGGTGGCAAGAAAAAGCCAAAGAAGATTACGCCTGCCAAAACCAAGTTCCAGATAGATCAGGAAGAGGCTGCAAAAGCGGCTGGGGTTACTAAGCCTCCGCGTCAGCGTCGTCTTCCGAAGGACACTCCGGCACCGGCAAACACCGGTAGCGGCCGTGGCACTGCGCAGACGATCGACGAGATCAACTTCACGAACCCGGACAAGTTCAAGCAGATCATGCGCGACCCGAACTTCGTCGCCAAGTATATGGCTGCTACCACGGCGCAGAGGGAAGCGTTTATGGCGCGTCACCAGCCGTTTATCGATCAGATCAAGGGGACTGTGACTCAGGGGGGTGGGCGTGCTCCCGTGCCTCCAACCCCACAGACCCCGACGCGTGCTGCAGAGACCGGTTCTCGCGGCACTGGTAGGGCCAGCCAGAAGATGGACGACATCGAGTTTGACGACATGTCGGTCGGTGGCTATGAAGTGATCGACACCCCCGCTCCTGCACGTCGTAAGCCTGCTGCAAAGAAGGGTCCGGCACCGAAGCGCGAGCCGAAGGCTGCCCCGGACACGGTTGCCGATACCCTTGATGCTCGTGCCACGCAGAAGGAATTGAACCGCGTGGAGTCCGAGATCGAGAATCTTCAGAACCGTGAGACGACCCGGAAGGGTGTCGGCAAGTCATTGGACGATGCGGACAAGGCACGGTTGAAGGAACTGAAGGCTCAGCAGAAGAAACTGCAGGGCAACATCAGTAGATTCAATGAGCGTATTACTGACGAAAACTCTAGGAAAGCCAGGATCGACTAGATGATTTCTGCAGAGGAAATCGTTTCTCTTTACAATCAGCGGAAGAAGTCATCTGGCCCGATGAAGGAGCAGATGCGTCGCGTCCGCGAACTGGCAAACGGCGACGTCATCGTCCCGTTGAACGAACTAGATAAGAACGCCAAGACGTCGGTGGCGAACCTGCTGGTGCAGGGGTTGGAGCAGATGTCGATGCGTGTTGCTTCCACCATGCCATCCCCGTACTTTCCTCCTACGAAGGAAGGTTCGGAACGCAGTAAGCAGCACGCGCGTCAGCGGAAGAAGGCTCTGCTGGCCATGTGGGATAACAACCGTCTGGGCATGAAGATGCGTCGCCGTGCTCGTCACCTGCTGGCTTATTCGCAGTCTGCTGTCGTTATCAAGCCTGACTATCGGACGATGATGCCGCAGTGGGTTGTTCGTAATCCGCTTGACACATATCCGGCACCTACTGAGGATCCGGATGATCCACTGCCGTACGACTGCATCTTCTCGTACAAGACGACCGCGTCGTATTTGCTGCGCAACTACGGAGACATTGTTTCCGGAATGCTGCGCATGGGGCAGGTCGACCAGGACTCTAGGTACACGCTGCTGGAGTATGTGTCTCCAGAGTCGATTCAACTTGTAGTTATTGGCGCGGAGGACAGCCCGGACTATTCGCCTGCTGAGCGTGCAGGTATCGAGTCGCTGCTGCTTGAAGCCGTCCCCAACAGGACGGGTATGCCGCTTGCTGTTGTTGCCAACCGTATTTCTTTGGACAAGCCGCGTGGCCAGTTCGACGGTGTGCTTGGCATGTACTACACGCGTGCCCGTTTGCAGGCGTTGAACGAGATTGCGATTGAGCGCGGCATCTTTCCAGACGAGTATCTGGTTGCCCGTCCTGGCGAGAATCCGGAGATCTTGCAGGTTGCTAACGGCAAGGCAGGAATGCTTGGCGTGGTGAAGGGTGGGCAACTTCAACAGTTGCAGGTCAACCCTGGCTATAAGACGGACACGGCGTTAGACCGTTTGGAACGGCAAGAGCGTCTCGAAGGAGCAATCCCTGCAGAGTTCGGTGGCGAGTCGGCTACATCAATCCGTACTGGCCGTCGTGGTGACGCAGTGCTATCGGCAACGATTGACTATCGGGTGCAGGAAGCGCAGGCTTGCTTTGAGCAGTCGTTGACCCAAGAGGATTACATTGCGATTTCGATCGACAAGGCGTACTTCGGAAACTTCCAAAAGTCGTTTTATCTGCCTGGACGGTCTGCTGGTGGCAAGTCGGTTTATGTCCCGAATCAACTGTGGGAAAACGACTTCCATTACGTAACTTACTCTGCTGCCGGGTCGGATGTCAACAGCCTGGTGGTAAGTCTCGGCCAGCGTCTGGGTGCCGGTCTGATCAGTAAGGAGTCTGCCCGTGAGGCGGATCCTTTGATTTCGGACCCTGATTATGAGCACGACAGGATCATTGCCGAGGGTGTGGAGGCGGCGTTGCTGTCGTCTGTGCAGCAGCAGGCTGTGGATCCGAACGGCCCGTATCAGCCGGATGATCTGGCGTATCTGACGAAGTTGGTTGTGGAGAACGACATTCCGTTGTTTGAGGCAGTGCAGCGAACCGATCAGCGTGCACGTGACCGTCAGGCTGCAATGGCTCCTCCTGGTTCGCCTGAGACTATGCCGGGTTTGGCTATGCCTGGAATGGGTGCCGAGATGGGGGCTGCTCCGCCGATGGACAGCAGCCTGGATGGATTGCTAGCGCAGTTGGGTGGTTTGGGTGGCTGAGAAGACTCCTTTGCAAAAGCAGGCTGGTCAGGCGGGTAGGCCGATGGGCGTAACGGCAGGTCCTTCGTCTTATTACGGGGAGACGGAACTGTTGAAGCAGCGTCAGCGTGCTATGCCAATGGGTCAGGCTCCGACAGAGTCGGTGGGACAGGTAAATACGAAAAGGCCGACTGTGCGTCCTGGAAGTCTTCCGCCGCTGATCCGTGCTACGGAACGGATGGAAGAGCCGATTACGCAGGGGGCAAACTTTGGGCCCGGTTTGAACGCATTTCAGGCTGGGATCATGCCAATGGATCCGCGACAAGAAGCCATCAATGAACTGCGGATGATTGCCCAGATGTATCCGTCTACCGGGATTTTGGATCTGCTCGACAAGTACGGAGGCTGACATGGCCATGTTCATCAATCGGAGCATGGATCCGCTGACCCAGTCAAATCAAGCCAATCTTGAACTGATTGGACAGCGCCGCACATCTTCGGAGCCGATGGCAGATTCTGCATACATTGCAGAACGGATGGATTACATCAACACCCGTTGGCCGTCGATGCCGCCGGAACAGCAGTTTGCGCTTGCAAAAGCATATGCCAGCAATCAGGCAGTTGACGTTTTGGGCGAGGCGTCAACCAGGAAGTCATTTGATGATGACAACAACCAGATGCTTCCCGAGGTTCAACGCATCCTGAAGTATGCGGTAACTGCAGGGGCAAAAACCAAAGACGCAATGGGTGTGGTTCTTCGGAACACGCTCGGTGTTATCCCCGGGTTGCAAAAGTTTGCCCAGCAGTTGGGCGACTTCATGTATGAACACGTCGTTGACCCGATCAAGCCGGTTGTCCGTTACGGAGTTGCAACGCTAGATGCCGTCCCGGAAACAATCAACAATGTCGGTGCACTGATCACGGCTACGGACGAGTTCGATAAGGCTCCCACTAATCGTTCTTTGAAGGGGTTCCTCGACTCGTATTCTCTGGCAACTCTGCTTCAAAATCCGGAGGATGCTGGCAGCGGGTTCCTGATGAACCAGGAACTTGTTGAGGAGCAGGCCCGCAGGGCTCGTGCGTTTCGTGGCGAAATTTATGGCAGCGCCTACACGGTTGGACGTGGGGCGGCATCCGTGTTTTTCAAAGAGAACAGTGAAGGATTCAGACGTGTGTCTGGTTTTGTTGACGCATTCGTCAACATCACCGCCCCGGATCCAACAAAGTTGGTATCAAAAGGTCTGAGGGCCACTAGCGCTGCGGCAAAGCCTGCGATTCTTCTGACCGAAACCGATGCATCCGCATATAGGGCACTTATGTTTGCGGAAGGTGGGATTAGCGAAGGCATTGCCAACGCTTCGTTGGATTTGCAGAAGTTCAATCGGCTTCTTGAAAACAATCGTGGCGCGTCTCGACTTGTGGACATGCTTGTGAAGGAAGAGAATCCGCTGAGGATTGCCGAGGACTATTTCAAGTGGGATGCGACGCCAGAGTTCACAATGGAACTTGCAGCGGCAAAGACCCGTGACGAGGTAAAGGCTGCGTTGACCAAGGGCTGGACGATTGGCGGGGAAGCCCTTCCCGGCAATATTCCCCAATATGCGGGATACGCAACAAGCCGGAACCTGATTCAGAGGACTGTGCCGTTCATCCGTAACTCCCGTGCAATGAGGAAGGTTCCCGGCAAGGAAGTGGCGTTTATTGGCACGTCTGCGGAACGGGCGCAAGGTGCGCGGAACATGATCAACTCGCTGCGCGCTGCCGGAGCAACAACGGAAGAGGTTGACAATATTGCTCCGTCGATTATCAAGGCGATGGCGGACCAGTCGTCGGACGCGGTGAAGAACATTCACACCGCATATAAGGGTTTGCTGAAAGAGATTCTGCGCAAGAACGGTGCGATTGACGAAGTCATTAGTCCTCTCGTTGATGGCGGCTATGAACGGATGGCCGCACTGCGTGCATGGCTTGTGAACCGTTCGGGCAAGGACACGGACTACGGGTTTTTCAAGACCATGTATGACCAGTTCAAGGATTCGTTTCCTCCAGAGTTTTGGCAGGACGCCTTGGAAAAGTACAAGACGCTTGATGGGTCTACTGGCTACATCACATTTGACCGTCCATTGCAGATGGTCGAGTTGCTGGACAGGGCAATCGTTCTTCCCGATCCGCGTGAACTGCGAAGGTTGACCCGCAACCCGTTGTTTCGTGACGTGGCCGAAAAGGCTGGCATCAAGAAAGGATTCATGTTGAATCCACTTGGCACGTCAAAGGTCAAGCGGATGGAAGTTGAATACGTTCCGAAAGAAAACCAGTTTGAGTACAAAGGTCTTCTGGAAGAGATTGAGCGGATCAAAGAAGGAAAGACTGCCGCCGATTTGACGCCCAAGGATCTGGACGAGATTTCCGATTTGGAGATGCGGGCCAGAAATCTGAAGACCGCTAGCCGTAACGAGTTTGTGTTGACCGGCGAACAGCGAACCTTGTACCAGATTGCTGAGGTTGTGCAGAACAAAATCTGGAAAGCGTTCACCCTTGCAACCGGTGGCTACGTTGTTCGGAACAGCATTGACGCACACATCCGTATGCATTTCGGTGCGGAAACCGGCATCTTTCACCCGTTCGACTACATCCTGATGGTTAGTGGCAAAAAGCGTTCTAAGTCAATCCTTGGCGCGGACTTGACCGGCGGAGGAATGATCCGTGAGCAAGACGCATTGAATGTGCTGCGGGAAGATCATCTGGAGTTTCTAACCGGTGCGGCATCGCGGAACTTGCTGGACGTCAGCGACTATCACAAACAGTTGATTAGAAGCGGTCAGTACACGACGGTTAGCCGTGGCGATGGAATGGACGTGCATACAAATGGGATGATTCAGATGCTGCGGCAGATCAACAAAGATCCGCTGCAGCGACTGGTTGCTGAGGGAGTCATTACTGGGGAAACCCGGATGCAAATGCTGGGCAGGTTCAAGGCACGGGCTACCGAGCAGGACATCATGAAGGAGTTGCGCAGCCAGGCACGGATGGGCTACCCGTTCATCGACTCTAAGGGAACCCGTGTTCGTCTCGCACCCATCGACATTGACGAGTTCTCACCGGACGAGTTGGACAAGTGGCTTACCATGCTGTTCGACACCTACATCAGCGGTAACGTGAACACGATCGCCGGCAACCTGCCCGAGTTGTATTTCATGTCTGCGTTTGGCAGGGTTGCGAAGAACACCGATCAGGGCACAATGCTGCGCACAACTGAGCGCCTTGAAGATCTACAACTTCCGCGCATGACGGATAGCGCCAAAATCGGCGGGATCGTAAAGATGCCGGACGGCAAGGGCAGGGGAATCATTCTCGATATTGACTTTGATGCACGCACTGCGGACGTGGTCCACGTGTTTGACGAAGACGCGTTCAAAGGCATGATGGGCAGCAGAAATGCGACCAGACGCATCCGTCAAATGCCTTTGTGGGACAAGGCTACCAAGCAGGGTGTTCCCGAGTACGTCACCCGTGAAGTGCAGTACGGAAACAAGATGGACGCCAACTGGTTCAAGTCGGCGCAAGAAGACCTGGACAAGGTTACTGACTTGTTTTTCGGAACTTTCTACGACAAGAAGTACGTCAAGGTGTTTGAGCGAAGCCCAACGTATAGGCAGTTCTATTACGAAGCCGTTGGCCAAACCATTGATCGTGTGGATCCAGAATCAGCGCAGCGTCTTTGGACGTCTTTGCTGAAGAAGACGGAGAAGGACGGGAAGAAGTCGGTCGCCGAGTATTTGGGTGACGCCGAGACTGCCGCAAAGATTGAGGCTGCAGCAAAGGGTGGTGCTGGCATCAAGGGTGGGGCCAACATGACGGACATTGATGACTATGCCCGCATGTATGCCTTGGCGAGGGCTAAGGAACTTCTTTACAACGGTGCAGAGCGGAACAACCTTGTCGACATTATGCGTGTCGTCGCACCGTTCGCTAATGCGTGGCGTGAAGTTCTAGGCACTTACATGACCCAGTTTGGTTCTGACTCGATCCGAATGGCCCGCAGTGCGCAGCGCGTGTACACCGGAATGTCAGAGGCTGACCCAGATCAGGATGGACGGGGGTTCTTCTACAACGATCCTCGTAGCGGTCAACTGATGTTTCAGTTCCCGGCGTCCGGACAGATTATGAATCTGGCGTTGCGTCTTGCCGGTGGTGATGGAAGCGTGCCAACAGTGAACATCAATGCCCCGGTGAAGCAGTTGTCGCAGGGATTGAACGTGTTTCCGGCGCTTGGTCCAATGGCTCAGTTCGTTGCCGGTTCGGTGTTGCCAGACAACTCGGATTGGCACGCAATCAAGACGGTGTTGCTGCCCTATGGGGAGCCGGGGATTGTGGAGACGATCAACCCGACGCCGGGTTATATAAAAAAGTTGGCGGAGGCGCGGAATGCCGACCCGAACAAGACAGGCACGACTTTTGCTAACACGTATATTGAGGCTGCCCGTGCACGCATGGCGAGTGGCAACTACGACATCAGCACGGATGAGGGTCTGGCCAAGTTGAAAGAAGATGCCCGTGCCGATGCGCGGATCATCGTGGCAATGCGCGCCTTTAGCCAGTTCCTCGGACCGACCGCTGGCCGTGAGGAGTTCACCGTCCCGACGGAGCGCGGCGACGTGATCGTCGGCGAGGCGTTGAAGTTCTTCCAGGAACTGCAGCAGGATGACTACGACACGGCGGTCCAGAGGTTCGTTGCGACCCTGGGCGAGGACATGCACCTGTATGTGGGTTCCAAGGCGAAGGCGATGGAGGGCGGCCTCCAGACCACCAAGGAGTTCGGCCTGTGGCAGTTGGACAACGCGGATCTGATGGAAGGCAAGTACAAGAGCGTTGCCGCCTACTTTGGTCCGACCGGGGATTCGGACATGGATTTCGACGTGTACAACTCGCAGATCAACAAGGGTTGGCGTACCAGGTTGACACTTGACGAGGTGGTTGAAAGCGCCCAGAAGCGGATTGGTTCTGCTTTGTATGCGGATGCCCGCCGTGTATTCGGGCCGTATAGGAGCGATTACCAGAGCGAGATTCTTAGGAACTACAGGGCAAGTCTGCATGAACGGTTCCCGGGGTTTCCCAAGTATGTCGAGTTCACGACCAACAAGTTGGAGAATCAGATCGAGACGCTCAGGGAAATGGTTGGTTCACCACGGTTTGCGGACAACCAGTTGACTGCAGATTTGAAAGCGTATCTGAATGCCCGAGAGGAAATCAAGTCGCGAACTGGAGCGACTGTCAACCTGGCTGGCAAGAAGCGTCAGCAGTATCGGGAATCGCTTTTCGTCTATGGGGAGTCGCTGGCTAAGAAAAACGAAGCGTTCAAACGTATTTGGAATAGACTTCTCGTTCAGGAAGTGGATGACTGATGGCTGACGAAGACGATAAGAAGAATCCAGATCTGACCGTTGATACGGCGGCATCTGGCGGCACAGAAATTGTGTATGCGGATCCGTATCCGCGACCTACCCGGCTGATCAATAACACGCCAGATAACTATTCGCTGGCCACTCAGGGTGGGGCGGATCCGTCTGCGTTTGTTGTACTGCCTAATGGCAGTGTCAGGTACAACGGACCATTGCTTGTTGACGAAAACAACAATCTCACACCCCAGACCGAATATGACGGGGATACACCGGGCTACACGTTTGTTGACTTGTCTCGCAACCCTGCTGGCATTCAGTCCTTCTTGACGTTCTTGCACGACTACAACTATTACGGGTCAAACAAGCCAAGTAGTCAGGCGATGGCTGGCATCGGAATGACGAACGCGGACGAAGCGGCGATGATGAACTTCATGTCTATGGCTCGCTACAACGGCAAGACGTGGAAGGCGTACATGTCCGATGTGATGCGAAACCCGAAGCCCAAGATGTTGGGTACGGGTGGCAGGACGGTGTCGGTTACGGCTCCGGAGGACATTGCCCGCCAGTACTTGGATGCAACGTACAAGATTCTTGGCCGTCCGGCAACTCAGCAGGAGATGCAGTCTGCAATTACATGGGTGCAGAATCAGGAACGTCAACGTGCTGCTGGTGGTCGGGTGGATGCTGCGACTTTGGCCAGTGCCGCACAGTCGGCTGCCAGTCAGGCATCGCCTGGTGAGGCTACAGCCCAGAAGGTTGGGTCGGCAATCAACGCAATCATGAACTTGTTGGGTGGCCGCTAATGGCAGCAAAGAAGAAGAAGCCGACTGGCATCAAGCCTGCAACCAAGCAGGAGGATTGGCGGGCGCTGTTTGTTTCCAAGTTTCCGCAGTACGCGAAGATCATTGACGGCGGTCAGGGTGAGGCGGATGCACGGGCACTGTTTGGAAACGAACTGGTTGAAATCATTCTTGACATTGCCAGGAACCCTGAACAGTATGACTTGACTCTTCAGTCGGGTCTTGACATGGTTCTCGGTCGGGTTAGGGCAACCCCTTACTTCGAGCAGACGTCAAATGCTCGCAAGGAGTTTGACTCTTTGACGGCTGGGGAGCAGGAGGAGCGCGTCAAAAATGCGCGTATTGGTCTGGCTTCGGAGTTCGGCGACTACTTTTTGACGGTCAAAGAACTGGACATGCTGTCCAGGGACATTGCCAGGTCCAACCTGAATGGTGTTGCCCGCAACCAGTATGTGGCGTCGAAAGTCGGGACCCGTGCCCGTGGCCGGGACGACGTGCTGCAGACGGTAGAAGCAGACGACATCCGGAAGATTGCCAAGGCATATGGGTACCGTCCTGCGGATCTGGATGAGCAGATCTTTTCGGCGGTAACAGGTCAGGTGTATGCGCCTACGGGTACGGTTATTACGGCGGACACGATCCGTTCTCAGGGTGCACAGTTGGCAAAGGCTGCGTACTGGCATCTGTCCCCGCAGATCGACGCTGGTTTGACGTTGGATCAGATCTTCAGCCCGTACAGGCAGCGTGCTGCCAGGACGTTGGAGCGTTCCGAAGCCGACATTTCGTTGGATGATTCGTTGTTTTCGATGGCACTCAACCCTGATCAGACTGGAAAGCAGATGTCACTTGCGGATTGGGATCGTATGGTTCGGACTGATCAGCGGTTCGGTTACCAGTACACGACGCAGGCAAACCAGGATGCGACGAACCTTGGCTTGTCGATTGCCCGCATGTTCGGAGGTATCCGATGAGCGACCTCGGAGTTGGTTGGGATCTTTCCAGCATTGACCTGTCCGGGATGCCGGGTCTCCCGGAAATCGTTGTTCCTGCCGCTACTCAGGGTCCGGTATCCGGGACGTTTGATCCGGCCACTGGCATGTATATGGGTGGTGGCCCCTCCTATGCGCCTGGCAATCCTGCTAGGCCAGGGAGCGAGATGGACGGTGACAGTCCTAACCGGCCGGTTTCTCCGGAAGACGCACGTATCAGGCAGGTTGAAGAAGAACTGCGTCGGTTCCGTGAGCAGCAGGCCGAGATGGTTGCCCGTCAGCAACGTGACGCTAGGGACACGATCAAGCGGGTACTGGCCCAGTACAACCTTGACTCCTTGTCCGACTATTTGTGGAAGCAGTACACAGAGCAGTATGTGGATGTCAGCAACCCTGATGCGATTGTGTTTACAATCAAGGAGCAGGAGGCGTACAAGAGGCGGTTTGCCGGAAATGCGGCACGCGTTTCAAAGGGTTTGCCGGAACTGGATCCGTCCACCTACCTTCAAATGGAGGACGCATACAGGCAGGTGCTGCGCAGCAACGGGATGCCGGACGGGTTCTACGACAGCGTCGAGGATTTCACCCGGTTCATCGAAGGTGACGTGTCGGCTGCCGAGTTGAACGACCGTTTGCAGGAGGGGTACCGGGTGGTGGCAAACGCCGATCAGGAGGTCAAGAACCAGATGTACCGCCTGTATGGGGTTACTGAGAGCCAGTTGGCTGCCTACTTCATTGACCCGGAGCGGGCAAAGCCGTACATGGTGGCGTCGGATTATCAGCGTCAGGCACGTTCGGCGCAGATCGCGGCACGGGCGCAGGAGCAGGCTGGCATCAGCCTGACCGGAAATCTGGCTGAGGAACTGTCGCGCCGTGGGGTGACGGCTGCCGAGGCGCAGCAAGGGTTCCAGGAGATCGGGAACCTGGGAGAGTTGCGTCAGCAGTTCTCCGGTGAGGAGGCTCTCACTCAGGATCAGTTGGTCCGTCAGCAGTTTGGTGCCGACGTTCAGGCTCAGCAGGCTTTGGATCGGCGTCGTCGTTCACGTGTCGGCGAGTTTCAGGGTGGCGGCCGGTTTGCTGCTACGCAGGGTGAAACGTCTGGTGCGTTGCGCCTTGGTGTCGGTCAAGCACAGTAGATCTGCTATAGTCCGGTCGTTCCAACCGGGACACCGCAGGAGAGTCCCCGACTTCTGCGCGTAACAAGGGTGAGATTCAGCAGCCATCCGGGACCCTCCACCCTGGATGTGGGCAGAAGGAGTGGGTCATGTCAGACAACTTCGAGTTTGAAGACGAAGCCGTCGAAGACCAGCCACAACCGAAGAATCCGGTGCGTGCTCGTATGCGCGAACTGGAAGCCGACAACAAGCGTAAGGATGAACTCCTTGCTCAGGCGTCACAGGCTCAACGTGAACTTGCTTTCCTGAAGGCCGGGGTCAATCCCGAGAACCCGATGGCAAAGTATTTCATCAAGGGTTATGACGGCGAACTTGAAGTTGACGCGATTCGGAAGGCAGCCGAGGAAGCGAATCTCATTCAGTCGCAGGGAAGGCACCAGGAGACCGCCCAGGAACAGAGGGCTTGGTCGAGGATTGGTGCGGCATCTACTGCTGGGGAGACGAGCGAACCTCCGGTTGACTATGTGGATCGGATCAAGAAGGCGAAGTCTCATCACGAGGTGATGCATCTGCTGGCCCAGGCTAGGGAACAACAGGACAACTAGCCCGGCGGGTTCTGCCCGCTGGGAAAGGCAGAATCACTAACAATGGCACTTACCCAGACCAGTTCGCTGTCTGTCGACCAGGCAGCGTATGAACAGATTGCGTACTTCGCACTCCGTTCAGAAATGCTGTTTGATCAGGTTGCGGACGTTATGCCGACCAACCAGTCGATGCCCGGTTCTTCGGTGATCTTCACCAAGTACGCGGACGTGACGGCGGCGACGACCCCTCTTACCGAGGACACGGATGTGACGCCGGTTGCGATGAGCGACTCGCAGGTCACCGTGACCCTGGCCGAGTACGGCAACGCGATCAACACGACCGCCAAGTTGCGCGGTACGTCGTTCCTCGACGTGGACATGGCTGCTGCGAACATCATCGGTTACAACGCTGGCGACTCGATCGACCAGGTTGTCCGTGAGGTTCTTGCGGCTGGTACGCAGAACATCTTCTACGGTTCGGGTGGCGCTTCGCTGCCGACGAGCCGTGCGACGGTGGGTTCGGATGACATCCTCACGGCGAACAACATTCGTCGGGTGACGGCGTCGCTGCGTGCCAAGAGCGTCGTGACGTTCAACGGCTACTACCTTGGGTTCATTCACCCGGACGTGTCCTATGACCTGCGCCGTGAGACCGGCAATGCGTCGTGGAACGCGCCGCACGTGCAGGTGGACACCGAGAACATCTACAACGGTGAGATCGGCACGTTTGAGGCGGTCCGGTTCATTGAGACGCCGCGAGCCAAGGTGTTCGCCAATGCGTCGGATGGCTCGGGTTCGTCGACGGGTTCGTCGGCCACGGTGGACGTGTACTGCACGCACATTACGGGCCGCCAGTCGCTGGCGAAGGCATACTCGATGGTGGACGGCAATGGTCCGTTCCCCCGCGTGATCCAGGGTCCCGTTGTGGACGTCCTCCGTCGGTTCAACCCGACGGGTTGGTACTGGCTTGGCGGTTATGGGCGCTTCCGTGAGGAGTCGCTCAGCCGTATCGAGTCGGCTTCTAGCATCGGGGTCTAGTACTCCTGATACAGTAAGCATGGGGGGTCGGCGGTCTACCTCCACCCGTCGGCCCCCCACTTGCTGAGATGGCTACGTTTACTCCTCCTACCGACGATTTCGTAAGGTATGGGGATGCGTTCGTTTTTGGAGTGGCACGCCGTTTGTGGCGTTTCTTTGACCCGGAGCCTCGTGGCAGGAATGTGTACCTGCTCACTGACGGCACCTACTCGGAAGTAGACCAGCGGGATGAGGGGCAGATCCGCAAGATCTATCTTGGTGGTCACGCAAATCCGGTTGATGCTGATGAGGTTGCGTCTCTCACTGCTGCTGGATACGGGGCGTACATTTCCTAATGATTCATCGGAGGGTTCATCCCAACCTGGATGTAGAGGGCTGTTTCGGGTGCAAGGTTTCCGGCCTGTCGATTGCAGCCTCCGCAACCCCGAGTCGTCGTGGTGGGTCGAGGGCTGCGACGATCAACCAGAAGGACAGGGTCTTAGAGAAGGATCTCGACGCGTATAAGCGTCTGAGGTCGGAGGGTTTGCAGCCGAAGGCCATCGATGGTTCCGCGAAGGTGGAGAGCCGTGCCGATTACAAGTGGCAGGTGGAAACCGGCTTGGGTATTCCCAAGTGATCGTTGACAACCTGACGCTTATCGGGGCGTCGTGGGGGGCCGAGTACTTCGAGCGTTGGGGTGACCGGTGGCTCGCATCCATTCTTGCATTGGATCCTGCCCCTGCGCAAATCGTGGTTGCCACGGATCGGGAACTGCCGTTGCCTTCCCATTTCAAGCAGGTACGTGCCGAGCAGCCATACCATTGGGAAGCATTCAACGGTGCCGCTAGGGCAGTCGAAACTGAATGGTTGTGTGGTCTTGCGTTGGATGACACGCTTCCACCTGACGCGCTTCAGGACATTGACATGTCTGGAGATGTGGAGGCGTCGTGGGCGTTGGATAGCAACGGCACGCTGATGAAGCCGCGCCAGGAGAAGTGGATGAACATCCTGAACGAGGACTGGTATCCGTTGTCCGGGTATCAGATCATCAAGCGGGACGTGTTCCTCGCCTTTCCGTACAGGCCGATCGAGTGGCCTGACTGGGTTCAGGCTTTGGAGTGGCGTGACGCCGGGATCCAGGTCAGGTTCACTGAGCGGGTCAGGCAGAACTACACGCTCCATGCCGACCAGCATTCGCGTGTCAGGAACTATGAGGTGGCGATGGCACGGATCCGGATGGCCAAGCAGATGATCATGACCCGGGGCATGAAGCCGGGCAACTGCTGGCCGCCGGAGGGCAAGTGAACTTCCAGAACTGGAACGGGTTCACGGACAGCCGGTTTGGCTATGGGGCGATGCTGAACGGGTTCCTGTCGGCAGTTCCGGACGGAGTCCAGATTTCGGAGAAGGCGTCGGTCGACGTGCTCATGTCGGTCCCGTTTGCGTCGAAGGGCTGGTTGAAGGGGGCGCACAGGGCTGCGTTCACCATGTGGGAAACGGACACGCTGCCTCCCCGGTTCGTCCGTTGGATGTCCCAGTACGACCAGATCATCGTGCCCTGCGAGCACAACATCGCCGTGTTCGGGGAGCACCATCCGAACGTGGTCCATGTCCCGTTGGGTGCGGATCCGGAATGGTGGCAGCCGTACGACCGGTACGAAAACGACCTGTTCACGTTCACCTGCGGCGGGTCGCTGTGGAAGCGGAAGGGACTGGATCTGGCCATCGAGGCGTTTAGACGTCTTGGGTTGAACGACGCCCAACTGCTAGTAAAGGCGGCTCCACATGCGGCGGACACGCCGAAGGCCGTCGACGTTCCCGGCGTACGTCTCATCCGCTACTGGATGGACATGGATCAGGAACGGGACTTCTACAACCAGTCGGACTGCTTCATCGCGCCGTCGCGCGGCGAGGGGTTCGGTCTGATTCCGTTGCAGAACATGATGCTGGGCGTCCCCGTTCTGATGACGGACACGTCAGGTCAGGAGCAGTTCGCGGACCATGCGGTCGGGGTGTTCGAGACCCGGAAGGTGCAGGCGGAGGTCGGCCTGTGGGACGAAGCGGACATTGACGACATGGCGAACCAGATGTTGTGGGTGTATCAGAACCGTGACCAGGCCCGGGCGTTTGCGTTGAACAATGCGGAGGTCGTCAGGGAACGGTTCTCGTGGAAGAACGCCGCAGAGAAACTGGTGTCCGCCCTGCCGGAGGGAAAGAAACTGGTGACGAAGGAGGTGGTGGCTCCGGCCGTCATGTTCAAGGCGCGGGTTCGGCAGCACTGCGTCGTCGAGGTGAACACGAAGAAGCAGGAGTTCTTCCCGGGCGTTGAGTACGATGTGACTGAGAACACTCACGACATACTCATCGAGTCCGGCTACTTGGAGTCCTGATGGCATATACGAAGCCTGCGTTGCGGGAACGGATTAAGAACCGGATCATGGCCGGGTCGAAGGGCGGCAAGCCGGGGCAGTGGTCTGCTCGCAAGGCGCAGTTGCTGGCGTCCGAGTATGAGAAGGCTGGCGGCGGGTACAAGGGGGAGAAGACGAAGTCGCAGCGGAGCCTGTCGAAGTGGACGGGTGAGAAGTGGCAGACGTCGGACAAGAAGCCTGCGGATCGTTCGGGTGGCACGACGAGGTATTTGCCGGAGAAGGCTTGGAAGTCGTTGAGTCCTGCGGAGAAGGCGGCGACAAACAAGAAGAAGCAGGAGGGGTCGCGGGCTGGGAAGCAGTTCGTGGCGAACACACCGGCCGCCAAGAAGGCGGGTCAGAAGGCGAGGAAGTCGAAGTGACTATCGAGTACAGGGGTGAGAAGTTCGCCGGGTACAACAAGCCGAAGCGGACGCCTGGTGCGAAGAAGTCCCATGCTGTGCTGGCCAAGGAAGGCGGCACGGTCAAGTTGATTCGGTTTGGCCAGCAGGGGGTGTCGGGGTCGCCGAAGAAGGCGGGGGAGTCCGACTCCTATCGGAAGCGTCGGGAGTCGTTCAAGGCCCGTCATGCGAAGAACATCAAGAAGGGGAAGATGTCGGCGGCGTACTGGGCTGACAAGGTGAAGTGGTAATCTCCGACTGACGTAAGGAGTCAACATGCCCAAGGTTGGTAAGAAGGAATTTCCCTACACGCAGAAGGGGATGGCTATGGCGAAGGCTGAGGCCAAGAAGTCTGGCAAGCCTATGAAGAAGGGCAAGTCGATGCCCATGAAGAAGGGCAAGAAGTGAAGAAGCAGGGCTACAAGCCGACAAAGTTCAACGATGCAAAGTTGCCTGCTACGGCTCAGCCTGCGGGTGCCCGGAAGAAGATGATGAAGAAGGGCAAGACTAAGAAGTAGATGAGTACTGCTGGCGCACTCCTCGATAGGGTTTCGCGCCAACTGCTTTCCGGCACGGTGGAGGAGCGGAACAAGTTGGCCGCCTCCATCAACGACTCTGTGACGTCGTTGCAGGTTACCTATGAACTAGGAGGTCTGCGCGTTGGCACGGTCGTCGAGGTGGACCAGGAACTCATGTACGTGTGGGAAGCCACGTCGGGTACCAAGACGCTCGTTGTGGAACGCGGGTACATGGGGACAACTGCGGCGTCGCACTCGTCAGGTGCGGTAGTTACACAGAACCCGAGGTTTCCAAGGCAGTCACTGTTTGAAGCGTTGAACCAGGACATTGACGATTTGGCGTCTCCAGCCAACGGCTTGTACCAGGTGATTACGACAGATGTGTCGTACAACGGCAATGACAGGCAGGTGAACCTGACTGGTGCGTCGGACATTATTGACCTTGTAGATGTGCGGGTCCGTTATCTGGCGGACGACTATCCGGTTCTTCGTGGTGTCCGTCTTCAACGGGATTTGCCGACGTCCGACTTTGCGTCGGGGTATGCCCTTGTGTTTGACGAGGACACGATTGCCGGATCGCTTCGGGTCCGCTATAAGAAGCCGTTTGTTCGTGCCGCTTCGTTGACGTCGGACATCCAGTCGGTCTGCAAGATTCCGGAAACAATGGAAGACATTTTGGAGATGGGTGTCATGGCTCGTGTAATGGGTCCGAGGGAGATCCGCCGCAACTTTGTCGAAGCACAGGGCGATACGCGTAGGGCGGAGGAAGTTCAGCCTGGCGCAATCCTTGGTTCGATTGGCAACATTCTTCGTATGCGCCGAGACAGGATCCTCGCTGAGAAGGCGAAGTTGACGAGGCAGTACCCACTTACATTGCGGGTTTAGATGGCCGCAACGCTTATCGACTTTACGTCCAAACTGGACGGATTCGCCTCGTTCTATACGGGTACTGGAGCAACGGAACTCGTTCCGCATGTGTTTCCGGTGGCTATCAACGGTCGTCCGTACATGATTGATTCTAAGTCTGGCGACTATGGCAGGCAGTTTGATGCTCGTGTGCGCGACTCGGTTGACCAGTCTGCGGAACCTGGCGAGTCGGCAATCAACCCGCAGGGTTTGTGGCGGCGTAGTCAGTCGTCTTGGCATTACGGTGCGGGTCAGACCTTTTCGGACACTGCGGATGCTGAGCCGTACCGGTTCCACAGGTCAAAGGGAATCAACGTCTGGAACCGTGGGCAGTTGACGTTGCTGCCGGACACAGAGTTGGCTTATTCGTCTGCCAACACAAACCTGTACATGGCAACAGCCGATGGACGCCTGTACGGAACTGATGGCCAGTCCTTGAAGTTCACCACGGACTTCGTGACGTTTACCACCGTAACGGGAACACAGGCATCTGCCTTGTACTCGATTGCTTCGGATGGGTACAACGTCTTTTATTCATACGCCAATGGCGACATTGACCAGACGAATGCTGGGATCACCACGTCGTCTGCGTACATCACTGGCATTGAGGCTGGTGTCATGCGGTACGTCAAGGGTCGTCTTATGGTCGCCGGGCAGGGCGCAGATCAGCGAAAGATTTGGAACATCACGACGACCGCCGGATCTAGTGCAAACAATCCGACGGCCCTGTATACGCACCCGAACAGCAACTGGGAATGGATTGGGTTTGCCGCTGGGCAGAACCACATCTATGCGGCGGGGTACAGCGGGAACAGGTCACTGATCTATAAGACGCAGATCAGGGCGGATGGCACGGCGTTGGACATTCCGACTGTCGCTGCCGAGTTGCCGCAAGGCGAGATCGTTACCAGCATTGAGGGGTATCTGGGCTTTACCCTGATTGGCCTTACAACTGGATGGCGGTTCTGCTCATCGGATGTCGACGGCAACCTTGTTGTAGGTCCGCTAATTTACACGGGTACGACGACCAACTCGTTTGCTGGCATCGGACCATACGTCTACTTCGGGTGGACGAACTTTGATTCGACGTCGACCGGCATCGGGCGCATCAGCATCTCCGACCAGGTTGCCACCAATCAGCCTGCCTATTCGTCTGACCTAATGGCAACTGGTCAGGGAACTATTCTTGACATTCACGAGTACCAGGGAACTCCAATATTCACGGTGTCTGGTCTCGGGGCATACAAGCAGCACTCAACCAACCTGGTATCTACAGCGTTTTTGGATTCCGGTGCTTACCGCTGGGGTGTCCCGGACGCCAAGTTTGTGCCCAAGTGGGACCTACGAACCGAACCCTTACGCGGAACCGTCCGGGTTTCTGGGGCATATAACACGGGCGACGAGGCAGAGGACAACGACTTCAACATTATTGGCACTATGACCTCGCCGCTCTCGTTGGAGGCGACGTTTGACGGAGCCGAGATAAAGGTGTTTGAGGTTGAAGCCCGGATCACTATGACAAGGTCGGCCACTAATGCGGCCCAAGGACCGACGCTTACAAGGTGGATGGCCCGGGCGTATGCGGCTCCGCTTAGGTCGCAGATCTTTTCGGTGCCGCTGCTCCTGCATCATGTGCTTACCCCGTCGAACGGCAAGGACTATTGGATTGACGTTGAGGATGAACGAACAAGGCTCGAAGATTTGGTTTTGAATCCGCGGGTTATCACCTATCAGGAAGGGACCAAGTCGTATTCGGTGATCGTCGAGGACGTCCGCTGGTCTCCTCGCCATGCGACCGGTCTTCATAATCCGTGGGATTGGGAAGGCACCTGCCTTGTTCTTATGCGTAGTGTAAGGTAAACGGCATGGCTTTGCCTATTCGGCGACAGTACAAGGGTGCGGCAGCGTCAACTACGACGACGATCAACCTTGCCCCGGCCGACGTCTCGGTCAATATTGCGGCCAACACTGGCTGGCCGGCAGGTGCTACCCCGTTCTATGTGGTTCTGTCCCCCGGTACTTCGGCGGAGGAGAAGTGTCTAGCGACGATTTCTGGTACGAGCCTGACGCTGACCCGGGCACAGGACGACACTTCTGCGCAGACACATCCGTCGGGGTCGACGATCTATCCGGTGTTTACGGCGGACGACGCCGACGAGGCGAACGAGATCGCGTCGAAGATGACGACGAAGGGCGATCTGCTTACGACGAATGGGACGGATATCAACCGTCTCGCCGTGGGAACCAATGCCCATGTTCTTACTGCGGATTCGACGGCGACTAATGGCATCAAGTGGGCTGTCTATGACGACACGACGAAGATCGCCAAATCAATCGTCGACGCAAAGGGCGACCTGCTGGTCGGTACGGCGAGCGACACCGTTGCCCGTCTTGCTGTCGGTACTAACGGTTTGTTCCTGATTGCCGACTCTGCCGTCAGCGAGGGTGTGAAGTGGGCGGCTATCACACAGGAAGACGACCAGGCGATCCTGGCTGGCCAGATCTTTTCGTAAGGAGAAACCATGGCAACGTTTAGCAAGCAGACCCTTTCCGGCTCAACGGACGGCAGGGCCATCAAGGTCGCTGCCACCGCCACCCCTGGCACGACGATCCACACTGGTTCGTCGACTGCCACGACGCTCGATGAGATCTGGTTGTATGCGCAGAACACGGACACGACCGACCGCAAGTTGACGATCGAGTGGGGCGGGACCAGCGCGCCCGACGACCTGATCGAGTTCACGGTCAAGGCGGAGAACGGCCTGTATTTGATCGTGCCCGGTTTGATCATCAAGGGCAATGCGACACCGCTGGTCGTGAGGGCGTTTGCTGCTACGACGAACGTCGTCACGATCCATGGGTACGTGAACCGCATTACGGCGTAGCCGTGCCAAGGTTCAACGTCAACAGGCCACGCGCAAGCGTTGGCACGACGCTGGCTCCTCGGACTCGCAGGTCCGGAACCGGTCAGGTGGACAGCCTGTGGGCTGGTATCACCACCCCTGACTCGGTTGAGGTGCTCATTATTGGTGGCGGCGGGGCTGGACGGTCCGGTTTAGATGGCGTCTACTACGGAGCGGGTGGCGGTGGCGGTGGCTTTTACAGCGTTACCGTTTCGTCCCCATCGAGCACAACTGTGACTGTTGCCGCATCCGTGACTGCAAACAACAATGGCAACTCGTCGTCTGCTTTTGGGTTCACCGCAACTGGTGGGCAGACTGGCAGCGCCTCCAGTGGCCCAGGAGGTTCGGCTCGGTTTGGTGGCGCTGGCGGAACTGGCACGTCTAATGGTGGTGCAGGTGGAAACAGTTCGTCCCTTGGGTCGCCAACTACAAACGGCAACACAGGCAATGCTTCGTCTATTTCTGGGTCGTCGGTCACCTATGGCGGTGGTGGTGGCGGTTCAATCAGCGGTGTCGGTGGAACTGGTGGCGGCGGTACCGGTGGAACGGTTAGCGGGGCAGGAACCGCTGGGACCACCAACCGTGGTGGCGGCGGTGGTGGTGGCGGCGTTACTGGCAGTGCTGCTGGCGGCGCTGGCGGATCAGGCATTGTCATTTTGCGCTATGCCGACAGTTTCCCGGACATCTCCACAATAGATGTGGGACTGACATCTTCGTTGACTGTCAGCGGCGGGTTCAAGATCTATTCGTTCACGGCAGGGTCCGGGACAATCACCTTCTAGGCCCTGCTAATGTGCCGGACCATGACGAGTGACCAGAAGGAAATGCTGAAGTCGTGGTGCAAGGTCTTCGTGGCCTCTGTCCTGTCCCTGTACGCGGCGGGAGAGCGTGACGTGGTTGCCTTGCTGTGGTCTGCCGTTATCAGCGTCCTGCCCCTCGTCTACACGTGGCTCGACCCGAACGACCTGAGGTTCGGCAAGTTCAAGAAGTCCAAGTGACTCGCCCCTATACGGGGGACTCTAGGCCGGTTGCTCGCAAGGAGACACCTCACCTTCGCGCACTTGTGGACAACCTGTGCATGATGTTCCCCGCACTGTGGGACAACGGCACATGGGGTATCCGTAACAAGCGTGGCAAGAAGGAGACGTCCGTCCACGCCAAGGGCACGGCGGCCGACCTGTCGTACCGCTTTATGAAAACGAAGGGCGTCCGCTTCGGCGGGCGTCGTCAGGCTGTCCGGGCCATGGACTTCCTCGTGGCAAACGCAGACGACCTCGGGGTGGAGATGATTATCGACTACGGATACAAGCCTTATGGTCGGGGCTGGCGCTGCGACCGCAACGCATGGCAGATGTACGACAAACCCACCGTCGAGATGGGCGGCGTCGGAGACTGGATTCACATTGAGGTAGACGGCAAGAAGAAGCCGCTCCAGGTGAACTTGGTCTTCATGGAGAACGGACACTGATGTGTCTCAGGCGTGGGCAGTCCTCCTTGCCTCGCTGGTCACAGCCGTAGGTGGAGTCATCGTCACCTTGTTGAGCAAGGTCAAGAAAGAAAACAAGCAAGACCACCAGTATGTGAGTGCCATGCTGACCCTCGTCTACAAGGGGCTCCAGCGCAACGAGACAAAGTTGGACAGGATCTCCGGGGAGGTCGACTCCCTGCGTAACGAGGTGCGTACACACAAGCACTGAAGTTGTTCACGGGCAGAACCCTGAATGCCCGCCCGTCCGGTTGCCTCACCCGAACACCCTGATTTCGTAAGCGCGTTGCCGCTGCCCGCCTCGTGCCATGACAGCACGATCTACCCCTGTTCCCAGGTGTTCATGTCCCGCCCCGTGCGACAGGGGTACGACCTCGTGAGTGCTAGCCGGTTGTGTCGACCAAGATATCCCCGTTGTCCGATGGTTGCAACCACCGGATCCGATGTGTAACCTTCATATCGCGGAAAGTCCGCGAAGGAGGAACAATGGCAACAAAGCAGTACAAGCCGGAAGCACCATCGGAGGTAACGCCTAGTGCGTTCACGATGGCGCTCGCCGGGTCGCACCGTAAAGGTGCGGTGGACAAGATCAAGTCGGCGATGGACCCTTCGTCCTTCACCGCTTTTGAGCGGGCAATGGGCGACAAGGCCGTGTCAACGGCGTCAATCATGCGTGCACTGAAGCACTTCGACATTGACCTGTCGGTTATGACCATTCACCGTATGCGTGAGAAGTATCAGGAGAACAATGAACTTTTCTGACGCCATCAACACAGAGACCGCCATCGAGGAGTACAGGTCTGCGCTAAAGCGGGCCCAGACTGCTGAGGCGAAGGCTAAGCGCAAGATCGAGGATCTGGTCGAAGCGGTGTACAGGGCTGCGCGTGACGCACAGTTGACGGCACCGCGCATCAACTTGAAGCCTCCGGCTAAGGACACGCGCAAAGCCAAATCCGAGGTTGCCCTTGTGCACCTAACCGACTGGCAGGCTGGCAAGAAGACGGTCTCCTATGGGATGGAAACGCTGAACGAGCGGATCAGAAAGATGATCGACAAGGTCATCACACTGACCGACATCCAACGTGCACACCATCCTGTGAAGGAGTGCGTCGTCCTGTTGGGCGGCGACATGGTGGAGGGCATCGGCATCTTCCCGGGTCAGGCATACGAGGTGGAGGCGCATCTGTTTGAACAGTTGTTTGCCGTTGTCTCGGTCATTCAGGAGGCGGTCGCAAGACTCGCCACCTACTTTGACAAGGTGCACGTGGTATGTGAGTTCGGCAACCACGGACGTCTTGGTCGCAAGGGTGACATGCCCGGTGGGGACAACATCGACAGGGTGGCGTACCGGATTGCATCCGAGCGTCTGTTCGAGATGAAGAACGTCACATGGCAGCAGTCGGGTGACTGGCACCAGATCTTCACGATCGGGAACTACAAGGCGATGCTTGTCCACGGTGACGAGATCAACTCGTATGGAGGCAACGTCCCGGCCTTCGGCATCCTGCGCAAGTGCAACGCCTGGGCAACCGGTGTGGTCGACGACTTCCAGGACGTGTACATGGGTCACTTCCACACACCGATGACACTGACCATGGCGAATGGCGGTCGCGTCTTCGTGTCTGGCTCTCCCGAGTCACACAACGAATATGCCCGTGTGTTCGTGGCGGCGGTCGGCAAGCCCTCGCAACGGCTCCACTATGTGGACCCCGAGAAGGGTCGGGTCACAGCCGAGTACACGATCTGGCTGGACTAGTAGTGTCGCGGCCTATGCCTTGGCCGCTGGTAGTAGTTCATTGGAAAGACGCCTTCGACGGGGAGAATGGGTGGACGGATACGTCCGATTACCACCCCTCCCCGGCGATGGTGGCCACAGTCGGATGGCTGTGGGAAGGTTGCTTGGAAGGGTACGTAACTGTCGTCAACTCGTACTTCCCTGACGAACTCCCGGCTACCGACACGGTGGGGATGCCGGTCCACATTCCGGTTGGGATGGTGGAAAGGATCGTTCTTCTGGACCAGCCGGATTTTTCTTCAGCAAAGGTTGCCACGCCACCAGACGCGTGATACATTCGTATCACAACCAAGGAGGTAGCGATGCACTACAGGATCGTCAAGCCGGAGCACGGGTCACAGGAGTGGCTCGAAGTCCGGTGGAAGGACAAGAAGGATGGGTGCCGGAGGATCTCCGCATCCGCAGCGGCAGCGGTGCACAACGAGCACCAATACACTACGTCGGCCGACCTAGCCACGGAACTGCTGGCTGACTACGCACCGAAACCGCAACCTCCGAACAAGGCGATGGAGCGTGGCAACAGGCTAGAGCCCGTGCTGTTGGAGTGGGCGGTTGGTGCCGACCCGCATCCGGACGACGAGATCCACGTTCCCGCAGAGATGTTCTGCTACGACGACGGAGACTGCAAGTTGATCGCCACGCTCGACGGCATGGACAAGTACGGAAACGTGTACGAAGTCAAGACGACCCGCAAGACGTTCAACGACGAACTTCCCAGGCACTGGTACTGGCAGGGCGTGCAACAGGCGATCTGCGCTGACGTTGACAGCATCACGTGGATCGTGTTCGACGGGACGTTGGAACTGAAGCAGTACGTGCAGGTCGTGACCAGCGACGAGAAGCGGATCCACATCGAGGCGTGCCGCGAGTTCCTGCGTGCCATCAACATTGGGATCACCCCGGACAGTGTCCGTGCTTCCTACGACTTCATTCAGAACGTGTACCCGGAGTCGCAGCCAACCCGCGTTCACATCGGTGTGGATGGGATGCTGCTCGTGGACAAGTTGGTCGCCGTCAAAAACAACATTGCAGAGTTCGAGAAGATGCAAGACGAGATCCAAGCCAAACTCGGCGAGTTGTTGAAAGAGCACGAAGTCGGTACATTCGACGGCGAAGAGATCGTGTCATGGAAGAAGATGACCAGGGACAGCCTGGACACGAAGGCGTTGGGTGAAGCACACCCTGCACTGGTCAGCAAGTTCAGGAAGATAACCACTTACCGCGTCATGAAGACGAAGAGGAGGAAGTAGCAATGGGATTCTTCAATCCTGAGAACTACGAGACCGTTGAAGAGCGGCTCGTCAGATGGTGGGCCGCCTATCCGGAGGCTCAGATCAACACATCCATGATTCATTACGACGCCAAGACCGTCGTGTTCAAGGCTGAAGGAATCGTGGATGGCAGGCTCATCGCCACCGGCTACGCCGAGGAGGTGCTGGGTTCCAGCCCGGTGAACAAGACTTCGTTCGTCGAGAACTGTGAGACGTCGGCCATTGGCCGGATGATCGCGAACAGTCCACTTGGAGTGGAGCATGGTGGGCGTCCGTCGGCGCAGGAGATGCAGAAGGTGCAAAGGCAGAACGCCAACCCGCCCGCCCGTATCAGTGCACCGCAGGCACAGCAGTACGACGACAGCGAACCGACCCCGCAGGAACTTGCAGAGGTTCTCGCCGACCAGTTCAACGGAACTGTTCAGTCCGCTCCTCGTCGCCAGTCCACTGGCAGCGTCGAGATCAAGAACCCGAACGAGCCAGCCTCACCCAAGCAGTTCGGCATGATCCGTGCCTTGCTCATGCAGGATGGTGCAGTCACCAAGGAAGCACAGTTGAATGCGGTCATCGGCATCATCGGCCGTGAGATCGGCAAGTTCGACGAGATGAACAAGGGAGAAGCGTCCGCAGTTATTACGGCGCTGAAGTCGTAATGGCCACACCAAAACTTCCCCCGATGACGGTCATCACCGTCCGCATCCCGACATCCTTGCTGAAGAACCTTGGCAAGTATGCGAAGGATCGGAAGAAGACCAGGTCCATCGTGATCCGTGAGTGGATCGAAGATGGCCTTGCCGATAACGGGTACTACTCGTCATGACAGAGAACGACATGCTTATCCACGCATGGTTGGGTGGCGTCATCTGTGGGATCGTGCTCGGCATGATCGCCATGTTCTTCTTGGGGACGCTCTTCTAATGAAAGAGAGCATCCTTCAAGAAGCGCAGCGACTGATCACCGGCCCAAGGCAGGCAACATATTCCCATCCATACGACGACTACTCGAAGGTCATCGAGATCTTCAAGGCGTTGACCGGCGTCCAGTTGACGTTGGAGCAGGCGCTCCTGTTCATGGTGTCCGTAAAGTTCGCAAGACTTAGGACCAACCTGGCACAAGGCAAGTTCCACCGTGACTCTGCTGTCGACGCAGCCGGATATCTCGGATGCCTTGAACTGGTGGTTGACATCAAGGCCAACTCCACCATGACTGCGGAGTGGAACGAAGAGAGCAAAAATGGTTGATCTATCCAGGCTCGCAATGCCGGAGGCTCGCGTCATGCAACTTGACGCGGGTCTCCGCATCGAACGTATGCATGAACTTCTGAAAGAAGCGCATCAAATACTTGACGAAGGCATTGACGAAATGGTGGTCAGAGAAAAACGAAAGGTTGCAGGAATCTGCATCCTCTACTCTGGTGGCAATGACTCCACGTGCATGGCGCACATGTTCAAAGAACGCGCCGATTATGCGGTGCACGCAAACACAACCATAGGAATCGAACAGACTCGTCAGTTTGTTAGGGACACCTGCAAGAACTGGGGTCTTCCACTACTAGAGTTTTTCCCACCGAAAGGCTCCACCTACAGGGATCTCGTATTGAAGGACGGATTTCCCGGTCCTGGTATGCATTGGAAAATGTACCAGCGGTTGAAAGAACGTTGTTTGCGGCAAGCACAGCGTCGAATAATCAGCAATCCGTACCAGGAGCGCGTCGTGTTTCTTGCCGGTCGCCGACGTACAGAGTCTGCCCGGCGAACAAACGTGCCGGAGTTGAACCGTGTCGGATCGGTCGTGTGGGTCAGCCCGCTGGTGAACTGGACGAAAACAGACCTGAACACCTATCGGGATTGGGCTGGTGATGTGCCCCGCAACGAGGTATCCGATCTGATACACATGTCCGGCGAATGCCTGTGTGGAGCGTTTGCGCACAAAGGTGAGTTCGAGGAAATCGAAGCGTTCTTTCCGGAAGTAGCCAATGAAATCCGTAAACTAGAAGAAGAGGTAACTGCCATCGGGTTGCACCCACCCAAGTTGTGCAAGTGGGGATGGGGCACAGCCGTGGATTTGACGGACGCAGATCTAAAAAGCGGTCCGCTCTGCTCCAGTTGTGAATACCGGCAAGAGTCTCTCTTCGACGGGCAGGTTGAATAATGGACGAAAGGAAAGGTGACTGTGAAGGAAACAGGGACAAATGCAACCTGGACCATTGCCCCGCATTTGGACTCCTCGGAAAACCAGGCCGTGACGGTAAGCGTCGCGTTCGAGGTTGCGGTGACCCTGCGGCTCGTGGCAAAAGGAACCGGGCGAAAGGGGACGCTAAGGCTCGTCGAGCCCGTAAGAAACTTGGGTTGGGTGGTTACCTTACGCGTCACGAGGAGAACTGGGGTGGCGCTTTTCGTACCGAGATCAAGGCAGGCGCTCAGGTTGGTCCGATTCGCACCCGCTTCGACGACGCCAAGGCACAGTCGGACGCTGCTCGGGCGTCTGGCGACATTCGTCCGTTTGTGATGGTGGCCATGCCCGACGGAACAAATCGAGGAATAGTTCTGATGGACTTGGAAGAGTTCGCAGAACTCGCTAGCATTCTCTTAGAGAACGAGACGTAACGACCGCACCAAGGTGCCCACCTTTACCTTTCTTGGTGGGGCGGTTGTCCCCCCGGGCAGTTATTGCTTGGCCCGGGGGGCGACACCTTGGACTACACTGGGAGGTAACCAAATGCTTGTAGCCCTACGGCTTGCTGCCGTATCTTTGATGGGCCTGATTGGAACCGCATTCGTGACGGAATCGGTTTCGGCACCAGGGAAGGGGGTATCTACACCCGTCCCTTCATACCCGCCGAGAACAGGTCCAGAATCCTCGTCGTTCTACGACGGGATCATGTTCAGTCATGGCAACATCTCATGGCTTCCCGAACTGGCAGCCCGTGCTGGCTGGCCCAAGGACACATGGGAACAGTTGGGTCAGATCATTCTCCGCGAATCAGGCGGCTGCCCAAGACGTATGGGTGGTTCCCGGGTGGACAAGAACTGCAACACCATCAAGATGGTGACCTGGTCGCACCCGTCCGACAGTGGACTGCTGCAAATCAACGGCGTCCACTGGAAAGAGGATCACCCACAGTACGTAGGTAAGGTGTGCAAGACCATGGGTGTGTGCACGCAAGAACAGTTGTTCGATCCGCTCACCAACCTACGGGCAGGAAAGTTGCTCTACGACATAGCAGGGTGGGACCCATGGCGGATACAGTCCGAAAAGTAAGTAAGCCAACACCGAAGGAGGAACGGAACAGAATGGCAGCACTACTGGAGTTAGAGAAACTTCTCGACATTCCTGACAAGGACTTCTCTTGGCAGGAGCACGCTGATTGCAAGGGTCTGACAGACCTTTTCTTTTGCCCGCGTGGCGGAAGTCCAACAGTCATCCACAACAAGGCGAAAGCAATCTGTGCCACTTGCCCTGTAAAAGACAGGTGCTTGGAGTGGGCACTCGTCAACGGTGTGGCTCATGGCGTGTGGGGTGGAATGACCGCACCCGAACGGATGGCACACCTTGGTTTGAAGTCGTGGCACGAGTTCGAATATGGAGACGACGCAGATGGAGAATGAACTGGTAGCAACACTGATCTATGCGACAGTGCTTGCAGTCCTTTCCCTTGCCGTGTACATTTCAATCGGAGGTTTGACATGACACCCACCCACATCGAGTTGTTTGTCGACAGGCTGTGCGGATATTTCCCCACAGATTCGATCGCAAGGAACACTGTCAAAGCAGCCTGGTGCAAAGAGGATGCGTTGCTCGATGCCAGCGAACATGACGGCCACCTGGCCCTCAACGTGCTGCAGAACGACGCCAAGTTCCCCAACCTGGCACGCGTCAAAGCGGTGCTACGCCAATGGCAGTTGAGTAGGCAACCCGAAGACGGCTGCGGAAAGTGCCTCTCCGGTTGGGTGTATGTCCAGCCAATCGAAGAGAATGGAATCACATACAGGCAAGTGTCCCGTTGCAAGTGCAGCGGTGGCACCACAGAACCCTCAACAATGAAGGAGGAATGGGTCAATGCGTAGCAACGACGTCAACATCCTGTCCGACAAGGACAAAGAAACCATTGAGAACGTGCTCATCGAAATGCTGGTGCTTGCCGTCAAGGCCAGCGACCACGTGTCGCCGATGATTACCAACATTGCCATTGGCCTTGCATCCAGCCTTGACGAGCAGGCTGTGACACGCGCCAAAGAGTACGCAGAATACAGGGTGAAGAACAACAAGTAAGCGCTACCGCCGTCAACCCCCCCGGGGGTGATCGAGCACGCACGCGCGAAGGTAACTGTTACCGCTACCGCCGTCAACCCCCCCGAGGGCGGGGCGCGCGACTAGCCATAGCGTTAGGCATAGTGCTGGCAAGCCCTCTTACGCTGGGTCGGGTGACTTGCGCGGGGTGCCGGCGATCTGGCACGATCGGGGGGCAACGGCGACCGCCGCCGCCCAGCCCAACAGGGCTGGCTACCCGAAAGGACAGCGTAATGAAGGTTCAGCATATACGCAAGCCCCACCTCATTGGTGGGCGTTTGCTTAGGCTGGCGTGGAGCGTTACGGGGTTTCTCCCTAAGCGTTTCCGTTCTGGCAACTTCATCGGTAAGTGGCGTTCTAGGGTCAGCGAATGGGCTTGGGTTCATCGCCATACCTGTAAGTGCTGGGGCTGTATGGCTCGCAGAGATGTTACTGCCGATTTCCATAAGGCTTACGGAATCGCTTACAAGGGCTACCTACACGCTCAGGGTTTCGTGACTGCCGAAGAGATGAAGTCAGCCTACATCGCGGCTTTCGGCTACCGCCACGCCGACTGACCCCTACCCGAATCCAAGATGTCCCCCACCGTTAGCCGTACCCCCTCGGCTAGCGGTGGGGGCAAGCAAGCAAACCACTACCGAAAGGACAACGATGAAGGGCAACTACTACCCGTACGCAGACGGCTCCGCTGGGATCGCTATGGCGATGGTCACGCTGACGCTGTATGCGTTCTACCTGCTGGCTGGCTATGCCGACCGTAGGTTCGCTGAGGCTGACGCCATTGCTGGCAAGCACCTCTGCCGTAAGGATCTGGCGTAGCCGCAAGGCTTCGTCGGTAGCAAGCAACAACCAAACCAACAACCGAAAGGATAAGCAAGATGGAACTCAACGGATGGGACAAGGCTGACTTTGCCTTGTCTAACGGACTGGGAAGGGTGCTTTTCTATGGTCCTCCTGGTACTGGTAAGACCTACTACGGTCTTCACTATCACCTGAACGGCAGTAAGGCTTACCGCCTTATCTGTACGCAGGAGATGACGGACATTGACCTGATCGGTGGTATGCGTCAGGGCGACGACGGCATCTGGCGTTTCCGTGAGGGTGTCGGCATCAGGGCTTGGCGTGAAGGCGCACGGCTTGTTGTTGACGAGATCAACAGGGTAAACGCAGATGTGGAGAGCAGGCTTATGGCTCTGATCGACACCTCTGACTCGTCAGAGTGGCAGAACGAATACACAGGCGAAATCGTCAAGCCTCACGCTGGCTTCTCGGTGGTTGCGACTATGAACGGTGAGCCTGAGGATCTGGCACCTGCCATCCTTGACCGGCTTGTCGTCAGGGTTCAGATCAACGAGAGCCACCCTGAGGCGATCGCTTCTCTGCCTGAGTATCTCCGTGACCTCGCCTCTAAGGTGACTCACGGTAACTACTCCGACAGGTACAGCCTTCGGTCGTTCGTAGAGTTCGCAAGAGTCTACGAAGCGAGCGAGGATCTGGACAAGTCCGTACAGGTCTGCCTGCCTACCCTTACCGAGGAACTTGGCGATGCTGTCGCTCTCCGTGTCGGAATGGGCTTCTAACAATGATGAGAACCCCATCACAAGGGGTCGGGAAGGGCAGACGCAAGTCTGTCCTTCCCGAAGCCCTAGGCGAAAGGCACGGAACGCACAACGCCTACGACCACAGGACAGAAAGCCTGTCCTACGACGAAACCACGGTGGAGTTCAGTACCACGCCAGACGCTAAGCATAAGGTTGCGGCTTCGCGTTCGGAGAGTGAGATCGGGCGTAGGCTTCGTCGCTATGCGCTCGTGCTCTCACGCTACGGACTGCCGAAGACCACGACCCTCGCTAAGCGTTGGAAGGTGCGTAAGTCCTCGCTGGATGCGGCTATCCGTGTCGTTGCCAATGGCGTATTCCGCAAGGTGTATGCCGATGACCCGACTACGGACACGCTACAAGTTTCTAACCTTGTGGCTATGGTCAATGCTGGCGCGTTTTCACCTGACTTGGCAGCACGGATATTCAGCCTTGTTCATACCGAAGCGTTCAGCACGGTCTTGGCTGGCATCACGGATACGGATATCCTATCCCTGTTCGCTAGCCGTGGCGGTAGAATCCGTGATTGCGTAGACATCGACAATCCATCTACGTGGTCTCACGTCAGTCGCTATGAGCGTGTGAACTCTAAGCGTGACTGGGAACGACGTGACGGGCTTAGGCGTTACCGTGACCTTGCCAGACTCATAGAGCGAGACTCTGACGAGTTGTCCAGTAAGTCTAATAGTAAAGCACGACAGGGTCAGCCTAAGCGCAGCAACGAATATACGCATAAGCCAGCAACTGGCGTTCCCGATATGGGTCTCAGCGAAGGCTGGTTTCCACTCTATGTGGCTAAGCCTCCGCGTGACGTCACGCATCGTGGGCGTATGGGTAGGCGCACCGTCCGTGTAGCGGAGGGCAAGCACCCACGCTATGTGGAGCGTATGGTCACCGACCCTGAGCGGCGTATCTTCACCCGTAAGACTCGTGCTCTTGGCGCGGTCATAGTCGTGGACTGTTCAGGCTCTATGGCTTGGAACGAC